TGCTTTTGCAGATATTTGAGAGTTATTATTTAGCTTAACTGTTGCTGTAGTGGCAACTGCTGAATAATCGTCTCCTTCTTTTTGTGCGTTTGCGCCAGCGTCTGCTAGTGCATCTACACTCCACTCGTGCGTGGTATTCGTAATATTGGTTTTACCGATTCCACTCATAAAAGGGGTGTCCGAGGGGGCAATAGAATAAATTATGTCCTCAAACGATTCTTTCATAGAGTTGGAATCAAAAGTTTCAAATGTATTTGTTGGGACTGCCATTTGAATATTTCCTTTCTATTTAGATTGCTTTGTTATTGATCATCTCAAGAAATACCGAACTTGCGTCATTGACTTTTCCGGACTTCTTGAGTCTGTCCATTTGAGAATTAAACTTTTTCGAATTAGAAGAAGGATCAACTTTAGTTTTATTGTTAGTACTTAAAACTCGTGGAGCCTTATTGACTTGTTTCTTTTTTAAATTTGACTGTTTCAATTTATGATATTGGAAAGCGTCGGCCAGCAATAATACTGATCGGTGATCTACTAGAAGACCTATCTCTTCATTTGTAAATCCTCGCTCTTTTGCAAAGTTAACTAAGTTTTGTCGATAAGTTTCTCCCTTATCCTTGTCTGCATATATCGGAAGTTTTTCAGATAACTTTTGTCTTTCGTTAACTAAATACTGATTATATATCTGATCTTGCTCTTGTTGTTTGATGTTATCAAGTCTAGCTTTTTCTTCAGCTACTCGTTTTAGATCATCATTTCTTTTATCAATTAAAGCTTTTTGTCTGACATATTCAGCGGGGTCTTCTTGATATAAGCGTTCTAAATCAACGTTTTGAGTATCAACTTGTGATAAAGTCTTCTCCAACTGTTCTAATTTTTGTCGGAATAATTCTCGTTGTTGCTTTGCCACTTCACCCTCTTGTAACACTTGGTTTCTCATCTGATCGAACTCTTTTCGCTCATCAGATAACTTTTGTGTTTTTTGGGTGTAATCTTTTTGTCTGAGTCTATCCTTCTTCAACTCCTCTAAGGGTATTTTCTCGCCGTTTAATTCGATAAAATCCTCGGTAGTTTCAGTTGTTTCTTCTTCTAAAAGATCAACTAGCTCGGCGTCTTCTCCGAGTTCATCAGTATTCTCTTGAGAATTGACTTCCTCTTTGCTGGACACTTCGCTCTCGATTTCATGATTCCTTGTGGCTTCTGGTTGACTCGATTTCTCTTGTAAACCGAGAAGGTTCTTCATGTCTTCGACTGCGTCTCGTTCGGACTTGTATTGTTTTTGTTCAACCGGTTTCTGTTCAACAGAATTATCGGTTGGCGAATCCATTTCTGGTTGTTCTGCCATTTATTGCTCCTATTTTTTTTCGGATTGCTTTTGTGTTGCCAACTTACCTGTCTCCATGACAGTTTGTAGTTGCATCAGTACAACTTCTAACATTCTTCTCATGCGAAAAATATTTTCCCTTTGTTCTGAATTTTTATCGTCTGAGTTTAACCATTCATTCATTAACTCAGTTCTAACTTTTTGAATAGCCTCTATAAATAAAGGCTCCTCTAAAATTTGTTTTGCTTTATTGCCTCTAGAAATTTCTTGATCTGACATTATCTACCGCCTGTAAAGCCAACACCCGGTTTAAATCTACTGTAACCAAAGTTTCTTTTGTTTCTCTCTATATTCTTAGCAATATTAGATCTGTAAACGTCATCGTTTCTTGTTCTATTACCTTGTGCATCGACAGAGGTAATTGGTTGTGTACCAAGTAAACTTCCTGTTAGGTCTTGTGCAATAGGTGATCCGCTTCCTTTGGTGCTTCCGGTTGTTCCTGTGGCTGTATCATAAAATTTATCTTCTCGTTCTGCATCTAACACACTTTGAATGGCCTCTGCATTTGTCATTGTCTGACCACCGTCAACCGCTGTCATGTTGTTTGCTACTGACTTATAATATTGATTTGGTGAATATATATTGTAGAGATCGTTTCCTAAACTTTGGCCATAACCTAAATCTGTATATGTTTGTAGCGCTTTATTATATTGATTTTCTCTTAAATACGGCATTCCAAACAATGTATCGACAGCTCCTAAACCTACATTTAGGAAAGGATTCATAACTCCTTCACCTAAACGATTGGTGGTAGGATCAAATTTTAAAAAAGTACCTTCACCTAAACCTTGTGTTACATAATCATCTAAAAAATTCGATGCACCAAAAGGTTGTGTTAGGTCTTTTGACATTCTTAAATAATTTAATTCATCTTTAGTGGGTTGGTCTTGATTGCCGTCGCTAGTGTTTGCTTCATCTGTAGCTACTTCTGGTAACACACAAGCTTTTAACACAGGATCATAGACTCTACCTTCTCCCGGGTACAGTTGATCACAATTAGGAATTTCTGTTAAAGCGTCGTTTTCTCTTGTTTCATTAAAAGTATTAATAATTGAATTTGGAAATCTTGCTGAAGGATCAAGCTCTCCCGCTTGTTCTTGTATGGTTCTAGTATCATAAATTGGATTTCGATACATACCCGCTGAGTTAATTGACGTTGGAGTATTTCTTTCAACGAGTTTATTTTGTATAATCTCTTGAGCTATACTGCCTTGCATAAACGGAGTCATTATCTACCTTGCACCATGTTTTTCATTAATTTATCTCTCTCTAATGTTTCTTTTGCATCGTCTTTAAGAATTTGATTTGCTAATTTTTCTTTTTGCATTTCATCAAGATTTTCATCTCTAATGATTTTAGTTGCGAGCTTTTGCTCTTCTAACATCATCTTCTGTCTATTTATCTGAGCGTCTTGATTTAATTTTTGTGTTTTTAAATTTAGATCTGCTTTATCTTTTGCTTGACGCATCGCTAATTCTTGTTGCGCAAGAGTTAAAGGATCTGGTTTAGGTTGCTTAGGTTTTGCGGGTGGTGTTGTCGCTGGGTTCTTAAAGAACTGATCAGCGTTTTTATACCCGGCATTTTCTAAATACTTGGCAATCGTGTTATAGACATTTTGACTATCAACAATGCCCATACCACCTTTAGCTAAAATCTTTTCTTGAACGTTTAATATTCTTGTTAAAACATCAAGTCGTTGATCTTGTGATCCTGTTCCTAGTCCTACAACGACAGTACAATTATATCGGTCATTCCATTCTCTAGGATTCACACCTACAAATTTTCCTCGTAGTCTAATAATTCTTTCATGATCTTGATGTGTGCAAATAAGCGTTAATAAACCTTGAAACATTCTTTTTACACCGTCTGCAAAGTTTCTCGCAATCATTTCAATACGTTGTGTACCCGCATTCATTAATTGATTAGTGCTGGTAGCTGTCGTATGAGATTTATTAATAGCGTCTGGGTTTAATCCCATTTGTGTTCGTGATACACCAGAGCGAGCTTCTCTAATCTCATCAATTTTATTCATCACAGCAAGAGACTCATTCATGATGTTAGGGGTTTGCAGTGGTCTGACTGCATCAGGGCTTTTGACTCTCACAATCCCCCCGGGGCGAGACACTAATAGGTCATCAATGTTTGCCATAGAGTCTTGAACGACAAGACGAGAATTATTTTGTAAGTAAGCGTTATTTAAAATTTGTCTGAGTAGTGTGCTTTTAACTTGTTGGATATCACCAATTAAATCGTATTGAGATAAGCCAAAAAACTTATGAGGCATTGGAAGAGCTACTGCCATAGAAAAAGGAATCTGTTCGATTTCTTCGTTTTCTAATAGTTGGTATGTATTAAATCCATTCCCCCCTACAGTAATTTTTCTTAGCTCTGCTATACCGTCGTTATCAAGATCAGTTCTAAGATAACACTCAGTGACTAATACAGTAGTCATTGAAGGATCAATGTTTTGATAATTAAAATCAGTTGTTGAGTCTTCGTATGATTTTCTCGTTACAGCTTCGTCGTTGAATACCTCTTCATCAGAAGGGGGAAGTTCTTCGACAGCTTCTCTATCAAAGCCCATATCAATAAGCTCTGATCGTGTCTTATACACTCGTTGAGCAATAAAATTACAATCATCTAAGTTTGTAGCATTACGAGAGATCATCATATTCTCCGGGGGAACGTTTTCGATTGCGACTCTCCCGATTTCTTTTACTCGCTTTACTTCACAGTCATAGGTTTTGACTTGAGTCTTTTCGTCAAACGCTTCTGTAAAGTCAATAATCTCTACTTCACTATCTGCTAAGATTGCACTGAACTCATCTTCTGTAAGTCCAGAATAATTCTCTTTCTTTTGTTGTTTTGATGTCTTCCAATAATATTTTACAAAACCATTTTTAGAGATGAGAGCATCTTTAAACATTGTATGTAAAATCTGATAACCGTTGTTGTCTTTGTTAAAGATGTGGTTGATATAATCAGTCGCTTGATCGCAATATTCAACGTCTTCCGGTTGTTCAGGCTCAAAATGAACTATGGACTCACCTTGAGTAAAAATTCTCATCATAGAAGGCATAATCGTTTCTATGGTTTCTAAAAGATCTTGAGATACGACTTGGCTCTGGCCTTCTTGTTCGTTACCAAGAGGCTCTCCCAGATAATACTTTAAACCTTCTTTTCTGTGTTCTGATAAATCTCCACCATAAAATCCTAATGAGTTTGTGATCTCTTGTGATACGAGAGAGAGTAGTTTGTCGTCTGTTAATTTTGCCATGTTATACGATTGCTAATTTGGGATATTCTATTTTGGAACTCCATTGTTTACTTTCATTTAACCCAACACATAAATATCGAAAACTATCTGCGCTATGAGATGTCCAATTATGTTCAGGTCTATTTTTATTTTCACCTTTATCGTTCGTTGCCCAACGATATTGTCGTAATGCGTCTAATCCTTGTTTTGTTTTTTCAAAATCAAACCAGCATCGACCTAATGTCATTCTGACTTGATTAATACCGTCTTGAATAGAGAGTTTTGGTACAATAGAAACGGGCATACCCAAAGACTGAGCTACTTCAAATCTTGATTTACCTGTCCCTAGCTCTCGTACCTTAGCGTCATGTGGGAAATTATGTACGTCATAAAGATAGCCTCGGTCTTGAAGAATGCTAGCGTAGTAATTTAAGCTCTCTCCAGAGTCTTCAAAATAATCTATTAAGTGTATTGCAGTTCCGACTTGCTGAACAAACCATATAGCGGTTTTGTCTTGCATACCCAGATCCCAAAAAGTAGAAACTTTGTATTTTGTATCATAAGGAACTTTCGTCACTCTTCCTTCTTCATCACACTTTTGTAATGATGCAGAGTAAATAGATCCTATCGCTTGAGCGTCAAAAGAACATTCATATTCAGCCTCAAACGTCTCCGGGGGCATAATTCTCTTTGCCTCTGCGAGCTCGTCATCATCTATAATTCCTGTTTCAGACGCTTTAAATATTTTTCCAAACCATTGATCTTCTTGTTGCGAAATCTGATACATTTCAAACAAGGGGGAAGCAAATCCATTGGGAGTTCCTTGAAAAATCACCCTACCACGCCTATCACTTGTAGCTGGCCTAATTACTTCTGCAAACATATTTGGTGGAAAGCTTTGATACTCGTCCAGAATACATTCATCAATATAAATACCACGAAGACTATTAGGTCTTTCACAACCTAGTAATTGTATTCTTGCTCCGTTAGGAAAATCTGCTCTTAGTTCTGTCTCATGATAATCCATGTTAGGAATTACCGAGGTATAGTGTTTTAAGAAGTCCCAAGCTATTCTTTTTGCTGAAGAATACGTCGGGGCTATATAAAAACAGCGAGGTCTTGGCAAAGGGCAAGTCAAAGCGGTCTTTATAAGCTCATTAACGGCCAATACGGTCTTACCAAAACGTCTATGACAGACTAAAACGTTAAATCTTTTTAAATTACTATGTATTTCTTTTTGTAATTTTCTTGGGGTATAAGGTATTTGTATTTTTCTCATTCATTGTCCTTATTTCCCCCGGACTGACCCAAATAATCACTTATTCTGGCAACTGTGTTGCCCTTCACTACTCCCTTACCCGCTGTTTCAGGTAAAACAGTTCTTTCATTTAACATTTTTAACGCTTCACCGAAAAAGTCCATAGGAGCTTTTTTGGTCGTCGATTTTTTTTTGCCTGTTTTGGTCTTTTTTGTCATTTTTTGCCTCAAAATAGTGTTTACCACATAAGAAATAGTAACTCCCATGTAGTGTTTTTAATGCAAATGATCCCCATGACCCACATTTACAACAAACCTTATACTTTTGTTCTTCTTGTCTATTCCAATTAATAATTTGTATGCCGTTATATGCCATAAAACTCGTAGTAAAATCTCTTCTGACTAGAAATTGGTTACAATGACATTGTCGCCGATGTCAAGGGGGTGCATACCATATATAGTATGCCAAAATAGCCTCAAAAATGCCTCAGAAAAATGGCTAAAAACCTATGTTTTTCAAGGGTAAAATTTGTTGCATAATTTGTATTATAGGAATAAAAATAACATACTATATCTAGTATCTGCCTATAAGGGATTTGACGACAGAAATTATTTTATTCGTAATCACATTCAAAAACTCTAATGTTTTCAATACTAATCTGTATAGCCAACCTATACACCATACCACTATTTCGATTAATTTCATTATATATTCATCAATTTTGGATAATATTTCACTTAATTTATTCATATTTAATTCTTTACTACTTACCCCATTCAAAGAGTATCTTTTCTCCAGATGATGTTTGAATAGCCATACTAGCTTTTTCTTTGTCTGTACCATATTGAGAAGGTGCAGTCTTGCCGGCGAAGTACTGAACATCTTTAACGTAGATCTCAAACAGTTTCATTTCTGGCAAGGTAAGCTTCTCTCCCCTCTCTACTTTGTCAAAGTATTGTTTAAACTTTTCTTTCTTCTCTTGTTGCTGATACTCAGTAGCCCATTCTCTTGCACTGTAGTATTCTCTCTTTAGATCTTTGTCTTTGTCTAGGTAATCAGTAAAGCCTGTGTAGCTTAGCTTGTTCTTTTTGATAGCTTCAATAACAGTTTTCCCGGACTGTATGTCTTGCAGTACTGCTTTCACTAAAGTAGAGCTATACTTCTGCGGACGTCCTACTTTCTTAGTGGATTGTTTTATCTGTTTCGATGATGTCGTTTGTTTCGTAACCATGTTCACTTGCAATAACTTCTATAAATGCTTTAGCAGTATTCTTATCTAAAAAAGGATTAATTTTAATTACAACAGAAAATGTTCCGTCGCTCTCTTCATATATGATAAACCGACTTGTATTCTGATAATCTTCTA